CCGGTTGCGGCGGCCGTCGACTGGGTTGTCGACATTCTTCGGACTGAAAGCCATGCTCACACTTAAGTGACACATTTGAATTCGGTCGATTTGACTAGTTTACTCTAGGATTTTAATGAGTTTACTCTCAGAATGTTAACACAATATCTTGCGGCTTTTTACATCAGCGTGATGTATCATATTGATAAATTAGTTTGTTTCCGTTTGGCCGATTAGGCCCATATCACGATCCCACTCTTCTTTATAAGAATCATAAGTCGAGATGTTAGGATATTCGCCAGACGCATCGTAGTATGCCTGGCAATACGCCTGGGTCCATTTGTCGAATGTTTCTTCATCATGTTGCGCCAGTTCCCGACATACGTCTTCAATGTTTAATTTACATGCTAAGTCGTAATCAGGACACTTACGTATCCAGTTTGGTGTTTCTAGAAGTGTTTCCATAGCCATGGGAGCACGGTAAATGGAATTATCTTTCCTAAACCCTCGTTTTAAATACGCCACCTCGTCTAATTTCCGACAAGGTACTAAGTCTCCAGTCTTGGCTTCATCAGTATAAATCATACCAAATGAAGCATAGGCGTCTGTCACTGTAATTTGGTTAAACCAATTGGCAATATCAGAAGAAAAATTGATGACATTATCGTCACCGTATGAGACCATAGATACATTCTCCATAAATGGAGGCATTCTTGAGTTCTGTCCCGATGATTGCCATGCTCTGTAATAAGCAATGCGCATAGAGACGGAATTATAAAATGAGTTCAAACAAGTAGTCAGGGCATTTCCAGAGGGTTGCGAGTGGGACAAACTAATATAAGTTCCCTCACACAACCAAACACTATTATATACATCTAACATTAACACTTTACGAACTAGTGCATTTTCCGGTCCATCATTGTAAAATTCGTTTGCAACGTCAGCAAATCTGCTGAGAATACCAGAATTTAGAGTTCCGTCAAAACTGGAGAAATCTCCAGCGAAGACTTTCTCGCCGAATTTACTCAACACTTTAGCAGTAGTGGTCCAATCGAACCCAACCGCGTTAGTGCCAAGAGATTGTTCATTCTTAATTCTGTTTTCCATGATGTGAGCGACGAATCCTAGGAAATATTGTCTTACACAAATAGTATAGTCCATAGGACCATGAGCGAAC